TGACAATATTACAAAGTACAACAGATAGCCAAACCCTAAACTTCATTCCAAGGGAATACACTTCTGGAACTACATACACCATCTCAATAAAAGACGAGACAACCAACAAAGAGGTATTTAGTTCTACGGCTACAACCTTTACGGCTTTGGATTACTACTTTCAATACAGTAGCGTTTTTACATTAGTTGAAAATACAATGTATATGCTGGAAATTAAGGATGGTAACAATGTAACATTTAAAGATAAAATATTCTGTACTAATCAAAACGTTACCACGTATAGCGTAAACGATAATGAGTATATTAAAAATACAATAGCTAACGACTTTATAGTTTTATAATGGCAAGAAATAACAACAAAAAAGAAGGCGGTCTTCACGTTTTAAATTTATCTACCTATAACAGACCCGAAATATCGGAAGATAAAAGAAAGGATTGGGTAGCTTATGGAACGGATAACAACTATTATCAGTACCTAATCGAACTCTTTACTAATAGTGCAACTAATAACGCTATTATAGGTGGAGTATCTTCAATGATATACGGAAAGGGATTAGATGCTTTAGATAGTTCTACAAAAACGGAAGAGTACGCTGCTATGCGTTCTATATTTTCTAACGATTGTTTAAGGAAAGTTTCTTTAGATTTAAAGTTATTAGGCGAAGCCAGTTTTCAGGTTACCTATAAAGATAAAAAGGTATATAAAGCGGAACACTTTCCACGTCAAACATTACGAGCAGAGAAATGTAACGAAGAGGGTAAAATTGAAGCTTATTATTATTTCCCTGATTGGGCAAACATTAAACCAGCTGACAAACCTAAACGAATTGCGTCTTTTGGTTGTGGTAACGGAACTGAACCTGAGGTTAAAATAGCAAAAAGATATATTTCTGGATATGATTACTATTGCCCTGTAGACTATCAAGGTGGTTTGGCTTATGCAGAATTAGAAAGCGAGGTTTCGGATTATTTAATTAATGACGTTCAAAACGGTTTCAGCGGAACTAAGGTAGTAAACTTCAACAACGGAATACCAGACCAAGAACAACAACTAAGCATCAAGAACGATGTAATGCGTAAGCTAACAGGAAGCCGTGGAGAGAAGGTAATAATTGCCTTCAACAACAACGCTGAAAGTAAGACTACAATTGATGACGTCCCTTTAAATGATGCTCCTGCACATTATGAATACCTATCTACGGAATGTTCAAACAAATTAATGGTTGCTCACCGTATTACTTCGCCTTTACTTTTAGGAATAAGAACAGGTAACAACGGACTAGGAAATAATGCTGATGAGATTAAAACTGCTTCCCTCTTATTCAATAACGTTACTATAAGACCGTATCAAGACCTTTTAATAGACTGTATTGACGATATACTAGCTTTTAATGGTATATCATTGAAACTATATTTTAAGACCTTACAACCGCTTGAATTCATTGACACGGATAATGCAATAACAGACGAAGCAAGGGAAGAAGAAACAGGAGTTAAATTGGCAAAGGAAGAATCTTTTGATGACGATGAAGCTTTTGATGTATTAAATGAACTTGGCGAGGAAGAAAACCTTGACGAGTGGGAATTGGTAGACGAGCGTGAGGTAGATTACGAACAAGAAGAAGCACTAGATAAAATGATAGGATTAGCTTCTACTGTAACTTCTTCTGTAACTTCTACAGGAACTGCAAGACCTAATGCAAAAAGTGGTTTAGATGGCGAAACTAAAAACGAAAACAAATTTATAGTTAGATACCAATATGCACCATTAGCAGTAGGAAGCAATTCTAGGGAGTTTTGCAGAAAAATGGTAGCAGCTAAAAAGATATACCGAAAGGAAGACATTCTTCAAATGGGTAAAAGTGTTGTAAATGCTGGCTGGGGTAAGGGCGGCAAAAATAAATATAGTATTTGGAAATTTAAGGGCGGTGGTGCCTGCCATCATTTCTGGTTAAGAAAAACCTATATGGCTAAAGAAGGTGTTAAGCCAGATATTAACAGTCCAAAAACAAAACCAGTATATAAGCAACAAAGAGAAAATGAAGGCATTAAAGCACCAACCAAGGCAAAAGAACCTTCATTAGTATCTATCAAACCAAAGGATATGCCTAATCAGGGATTCGTAAATAAATAAGAAATGGCAGAAGCACTATTAATAGGAAGAGCAGACATAGTTAAATTTACTGCAATGAATGGAAACGTAGACACCGATTCCTTCATTCAATGGATTAAAACCGCTCAAGATATACACATACAAAATTATTTAGGTACAGACCTTTTCGAGAAGATACAAGCCGATATAATTGCAGGCACTTTAACGGGAGACTATTTAAGCCTTGTAAACGTCCATATAAAGCCTATGTTGATACATTGGGCAATGGTTGAATATTTACCCTTTGCTGCATATACAATTGCTAACAAGGGCGTATTTAAGCATTCTAGTGAGAACGCTGAAAACGTATCCAAAGAAGAGGTAGATTATTTGGTTGAAAAGGAACGGGATTTAGCGCAATATTATACAGATAGGTTTATTTCTTATATGAGTTTTAACAATACGTTATTTCCAGAGTATCGAAGTAATTCAAACGGAGACATAAATCCTTCATACGATTCAAGTTTTAGCGGATGGGTTTTGTAAAAAGAAAAAAAGTAGGTAGTTATAAACCTAAACAGGATAACGTGATTAAATTAACGGAATATCTTGAAAACATAGATAACAAAACAGGCAATAAGGTATTGTATAAGTATGGCAAATAGTATTAATTGGGGCGAATCGTATTGTAATTCTTGGTGGGGGAATATCTCTAATCAATCTACAATAGATATAGCTTCAAAACCTGAATGTTTATGAGTTGGGGTAGTATATATTCAAAGAGTTGGTGGGGTAATGCTAACGAAGCAAATGGATGGGGAATAATTTACCCTTCTACGGCAGGTGGTTCTTACTTAACCGCAGATAATACATTAATACTAGCAGATACAACACAAGTTAGAGCAGACGCAACAGAATTATAAATAAAAAAAAATGGCTAAACAAACGGTAAATATTGGAACAACGGCAAACGATGGTACGGGAGACCAACTAAGGAGTGCCTTTAATAAATTAAATCAAAATAATGATGAGATTTATGGAAACAACTTTGTAACCCAAGCGATGTTAAATGATGATATTGTAGACCACGCAGAACTTGCAAATAGGTTTACTGCCGAAGTTGCAATAAGCACCTTAACAGGACCGGTCAATTATGATTATTCCTTAGGTTCTTGTTTTAAACTAAGCGGAGACATAACTGGTGCTTATACTATAAACCTAACCAATTATAAAATAGGTCAAATAATTACCATCTACCCTTTAAAGGGGGATTTTGGTGTTTATTTAACTGCTGGAACTGGAACGGGTGTATTTAATAAACTAGCCGAGGTTGATTATGATGGAACAGTAGATAATATTCTACAAATCGAATGCGTAGATGACCAAGCAACAACTCCTGTATTTTTCTATTCAGTTGCAACTTTTGCGGCTGGAGCAACAATCTAAAAACTAATATATGTTAAGTAAAAGAATAATGTCACTTATAGCTGCTTCTGCAGGGGCTGTTACTGCTGAATACTTAGTTGTAGCAGGTGGAGCAGCAGGAGGTACTTATGACGGTGGTGGTGGAGGTGCAGGTGGTTTACTAACCAACTACGGTGGAACTAAAATAGAACTACAATCTGCAACTAACTACTCTTTAACAGTTGGGGCAGGTGGCGCTTCACATACAACTGCTCCTAATAATCCTCCCCCTGCTTCATCGGATGGTAACCATTCAATCTTTAGCACTTTTACCGCAATAGGTGGTGGAGGTGGTGGTAACTACGAACATCAAGGAAACACTACAGGAGCTAGAACAGGTGGTTCTGGTGGTGGTGGTGGAATGGGTTCAGGGCAAATAAACGTAGGAGCTTCAGGAACTTCAGGTCAGGGAAATTTTGGTGGAAACGGGCAGTCTATTTCAGCTAGTGGATATTACAACGCTGGTGGTGGTGGAGGTGCTTCATCGGATGGAAGTAATGCTTCAGGAGTAAATGGAGGAGCAGGTGGAACAGGAAGTGTTGTTAACATATTAAATTCAACAAACGCAGGAAGCGACATCGGTCAGGTAGTTAGCTCAAATGTTTACTACGCAGGTGGTGGAGGTGGTGGAAGTGAATCTGCTTGGCACGGCGGAGGAGTTGGTGGTTTAGGTGGTCTTGGTGGCGGTGGAGTTGGTGCAAATACTACCTATAACCAAGTGCCAGGAAAAGCTAATTCAGGAGGGGCTTCGGGAGGTAAATCTTACTATGGAGTTAATAGTAATGCCGCTGGAGGTTCTGGAGTAGTAATACTTAGATATCCAAACACTCACGCCCTGTCAGCAGGTGCAGGACTAACTCAAGCATCTGGCTCACCATTTACAGAAGGAACTGATAAAGTTTCTGTTTTCACAGGAGGTACAGGTACAATATCAGTTGCAGTAGACAACTCGTTCGATGTTGATTACTTAGTAGTCGCTGGTGGTGGTGCTGGTGCTGGTGGATTTGGTGGTATTCAAGGTGGTGGAGGTGGTGGTGGTGGATTCATCACATCTGAAGCTGGCGGTTCTGGTGGTGGTTCGAGTTCTGAGAGTAATCTAAGAATTAATGACGGAACCTATACCGTTACGATAGGGGCTGGGGGAGCTGCAACTAGCACTGCTTATGGTCTTGGGGGTTCTGGAGTAAGTTCTACTTTCAGTACAATAACATCTCTGGGAGGTGGTGGCTCAAGAAGCTACACGTCTGGAAATACTCTTCCTAGTTCGGGAGCTCCAACTTACGCCACTGGTGGAGGTGGAACTTATACAGGTGGTCCTGGTGGTAGTAATCCGGGGAGTGGTAACTCCACGTCAAGAGGTTACAGCGGTGGAAGCGGAACAAGTACAGGTTCGTTCTACGGTGGTGGTGGAGGTGGTGCTGGTGGTGCTGGTAACACTACTGAAGGTGGTAAAGGGAAAATAAATAGCTTAACTAGTAGTATTAACACAGCCATATCTTATTCTGGTGGTGGTGGTAATAGTTGGGGATTTCCTAGAGGTGGCGCAGGACAAAGCGCCCTTAGCGCTGGAAGCGGAGCCTCTGCTGTCAGTAATACTGGTGGCGGTGGTGGAGGAGGTAGAGGTAATAGCGGCTATGGGGGTAACGGCGGTTCTGGAATTGTTGTGCTTCAATACCCAGCTACAAAAAACATAACTCTTGGAACGGCATCTGCATCTAGCTTAAATACTTTAGTAACTGGAGACAGTACTCTTAAATATACAATGATAACAGGAACTGGTACAATATCTTTTGCATAAATAAAATAAATATGGCACATTACGCATTTTTAGATTCAAACAACATAGTAACCGAAGTAATAGTAGGTCAAGACGAGAGTAATACTCAACACGATTGGGAAATTTACTACGGTAATATAAGAAACCAAACCTGCAAAAGGACTTCTTACAATACTTTACAGGGAGTTCATTTGAATGATGGCACACCATTTAGAAAAAACTATGCAGGAATTGGCTACACTTACGATTCTGTAAGAGATGCTTTTATTCCAGAGCAACCCTATACTAGTTGGACTTTAAACGAAGATACTTGTAATTGGGATTGCCCAGTTGATTATCCAACAGAAATAGAAGATGCAGATGGAAATCCTATCTTTTACAGTTGGAACGAAGAAAACCAGCAATGGGATATAGCATCTTAATATTATGCAAGATTTGAAGATATACGGATTGAATATTGGAGCGATGCTTTTTAGTGTTGTAAATGAGTTTAACCCTATACTTCAAACGATAGTGTTGGTTTTAACAATAATTTATACAGCAGTAAACATATACAAGCAATTTAACAAATGAATCTACCAAAAAACGGTGTAGCAAGAGAATTACGTCACTACATAGGAAGTCTATTTATATTCTTACTTGTAATGGCTATCATTTTTATATTAATGCAATACCCTGTTTTAGACACGAACAAGGAAGTTGTAATGATGTTGATTGGAACTATCAGTGCCTCTATTGGAATTGTTGTAAGTACAATTACAGGTGCTAAGCCAGATGATGTAAATGCTTTAAAAAGTAGTTTGGAGAAAAAAGAAAATCAAATTGAGTTATTGGTCGCAGCAAAAGACAACCTTGAAGGTATGATAATTGAATTACAAAAACAGATGTTAGAAAATCAAGATAATGTAATGGATAAGATTATTCTTAAAGCTGCATTAGATTTTGACGATAGAGATGCTGCAAAAAAAAACTTAAACCATAAAAAATGAAATACTTTTTAAATAAATGGAACTCTTACAGCCCACAAGGGCAAATGCTTTTAATTATAATCGGGCTTTGTTTAGCTCACATACTAATTACGCTAATAAAATAAGAAATAATGCTACACTTTGAATTATCTGAATTTGATAGCCCAGACGAAAAGGGTTCTGGTAAGTATATGGATGAAAGGTTTCTACAAATGCTTGATGATGCTCGTAGTATTGCCGGCATCTCTTTTACAATTAATTCAGGATTCAGAA